TTCAAAACTGGGAGGATGATGAGCCACCTACCTGTGACTTTGTAATACAAACCTATGATACAGCGTTCTCTACAGCAAGCACTGCTGACTATAGCGTAGTGCAAACGTGGGGTATCTTCTATATGTATAATCAAGATGATCAAGGATATGAAGATTATGCTCCCCACCTAATACTTCTTGGTAATATTAAAGGTAGGTTTGAATATCCAGAACTAAGGCGGCTGGCGCAGAGACTGTATAATCAACATAAGCCTGATGTCTGTATGATAGAAAAGAAAGCATCTGGTCAGTCTCTAATACAAGATATGCGTAGAGCTGGTCTACCTATTTTAGAATATACACCTGATAGAGATAAGACTGCAAGGGTATACGCATCTACACCTATGATGGAATCAGGTAGAGTGTGGATACCTACAAATAAAAAGTGGGCAGACGATCTAATAGAAGAACTCATACGTTTTCCAAATGCGGCCCATGATGATCAGGTAGATGCTTTGACAATGGCTGTACACTATATGAAAGACTCGTGGCATCTTACACACCCTGATGATCCTGAGTATGAAGATGGTGCAAGAAATAAAAGAGCAACTTATTGGAATATATAATTTGCGAATATTAAAAAAGTATGATATACTATAGTATATTAAAGTTTAGGGGAAATCATGTCAACTACTTTTAGAAAAAGACCAGGCACTCGTGGTGTTGACTTACGAAGGTATGCTTCTAGAGGTCTTCAAGCATTTGGTCCTGATGTGCTTACTGAAGAAGACTATCTTAAATTAGGTGGTCCTGAAGCATCAGAATTTTTTAAAGAATATCAAGATGATCCTTTAGTTACTGATCTTTTAAATAGATATCAATTTGCTGAGTATGATCCTGAGTATTCAGATTTTAGCTATGTAGTTGATTATGACGATCCTGCTTTTAAAGAAGGCCCAATAACAGATTTTAATACAAGTGCTATTCGTCTTGAACGCAGACCAGAACTTGTTGATTTACCTATTCAGAGTCTAAATGATTTAAAGAAACAATTAGAGTTAGCCAAAGAAGGTAAGGGTTTTGGTGCTCCTGATTTAAGAGATGATCCTAAACCAGAAGAAGAACAAAGATTAGAAAATTTTAAAGCACAAGCTAGAAAAGACTTTGTTAATTTAAAAGATTTTCTTGGTGAAGAAGTTAGTGAAGAAGAACGTGAACTTGCATTTAAAGCTAATATAGAAGAAGTAGACTATGGAGAAGATTTTACTCCTATAGGCGGTAGAAAAAGTTTAGAGTTTGAACCGATTAGAGATGTAGGTTCGGGATATGTAGCTCCAATATTTGATGAAGATTTTTTACCAAGAGAAAGATTTCAATCACGATTTAATCCTATAGATCCTGATCGAGATTTAGAATATACTCCTCTTGAAGAACTTCTAACTCCAGAACCTGATCCTCCGATTGTAATTGATCCTCCACTACCTGATCCTCCAATATATAGACCTCTAACTCCAGAAGAAGCAGAAGAGTCAACAGTTATTGAGCGACCTCCATTTGTAAGATCACAAGGTGGTTTGATTGGACTACCTATTGTTTCTAGAAAAGCTGGTGGTAATGGTGGTGGTAGCAGTAGTAGTAGTAATGGTTCCAATGGTCAGACTGAAGAACAAAAAGAACGATCAGAGATGGAAGATATCGACTATAGAGAAGATGATACTGAAGCACCAGATAGAGGTCCAGATGAAGGTCCGCCAGAAACAGATGAAGAAAATATAAAAGCACAAATAGATAAAATTAATGAAGAAATAGAAAAGCAAGAAGAGGAAAAAAAACAAGCTGAAAGAGATGAATATTTTGAAGAGTTTGATTTACAAAGAGTTGGTGTTCCTATCACTGATCCTGCTGTTCCAGATCCAGACCCAAAAACTCTTCAAGATCGAACAGCAGAACAAATTGCTGAAGACCTTGGAATTAAAAAAACAGAAGTAGATCCTATAACTGTAGAAAACGTAGTAGATGCTATGAGAGATATTACAGAAAAAGGATTAACTGTTGATGTAGGAGTAGATTTTCAAGTAGACCCTGATGATCCTACTGGTAAACCTGAAAGTTCAACACTAAGTTTTAGTGGACCAGATGCGGCTGATTATGCTTTATCACAAATAGCTGAAGCTGTTGGAGCAGGATTAGATCTTGTTGGAGATTTTGGTAAGGGAATGTATGCAGTGACCCCTACTGCATTACTTACAAGTGGATTATTTGGAGATCCAAAAGATAAATATTCTGTAGGTGCTAGAGCTATGCAAGAGTTTGGATTTGATGTTCCATTTCCAAATGCTTTAGATAATATTAAAAGTGCTCTTGGTTTTAGTCAGGCAGAAACAATTAAAGGTCAGTCCCCTGATCCAACAAGTGTTACAGGACAAGATTTAGAAGCTATAAATAAAAGTGAGTTAAATACATTAAGTTTTCAAGATAGAAATGAAATTGAGACTAAAGCAGAAGATTTAAGTAAAGTAGCTAATATATCATATAATGAAGCATTAGCTGTGGCATTAAATGATTATTTTGGAACGGGTCGTGATTTTGAAAGTTAATAAGGATTAAATAAAATATGGCTGTAGAACAAAATCCACTTGAGCAGATACCTCAAGAAGAAGATATTAAAATAGCTCCTGAAGCTATGATGGAAGATAATCTAAACGCTACTTTTGAAGTAGACGATGATGGTGGTGTTATTGTAGACTTTACTGAAAATACAGAGATGGAAGCTACAGGCTCTGTTGCTGAATGGTTTGGCAATATGGTAGAAGAGTTAGATGATGAAGATCTAGCTGATATAGCTAATACTGTTATTGAAAATTTTGAAGCAGATAAAGACTCTAGACAAGAGTGGGAGTCTATGTTTGAAAAAGGCTTTGATCTTCTTGGTCTTAAACTAGAACATGGATCAGAACCATTTGAAGGTGCATGTACAGCAGTTCATCCATTACTTATTGAGTCTGCTGTTAAGTTTCAATCAAAAGCTTCTAATGAATTGTTTCCCTCAAGCGGCCCTGTTAAAACACAGATTATAGGACAAGCTACACAAGAAAAAGAATTACAAGCTAATCGTGTTCAAAACTTTATGAACTATCAACTTACTGAGCAGATGCCAGAGTATTTTGATGAGTTTGAAAGAATGTTGTTCCATCTTCCTTTGATTGGTTCTGCATTTAAAAAGATGTATTACGATGCTACAGTTAAACGTCCTAAGTCAGAATTTATACCTATAGATCAGTTCTACGTATCTTACTATGCCACTGACCTTGGTAATGCAGATAGATATACACATTTAATTTATCGTAGCCCTGTAGAAATACAAAGAGACATTAGGGCTGGTGTTTATGAAGATGTTGATCTTCCAGAACCTTCTATGGGAGCCATAACTGATTTTGGAGAAAAGATAGATACTATTATTGGTTTGTCTCCTTCTTCAGATAATGATCCTCAATATGTTTTATTAGAACAACATTGCTATTTAGATATAGAAGAAGAAGAAGAACTTCTTCCTTATATTATAACTGTTGAGAAAGATTCTCGACAAGTACTAAGTATTCGTAGAAACTATAAGGAAAACGATGCAAACAAAGAAAAGATAAATCATTTTGTCCACTATAGGTTTGTACCCGGCTTTGGTTTCTATGGATTTGGTCTTATACACTTCTTAGGCAATCTTACGATGTCAGCAACTGCTGCAATGCGGTCCCTCATAGACGCAGGTCAGTTTGCTAATTTACCCGGAGGGTTTAAGGCTAAAGGTGTAAGGATGGTTGGCGACAATGATCCTATAGCACCCGGTGAGTTCAAGGAGGTTGAAGCAACTGGTGTAGATTTATCAAAGGCTATTGTTCCTCTCCCCTACAAAGAGCCTTCCTCTACTCTATTCCAGATGTTGAATTTCGTAACTGCTGCTGGTCAGAAGTTTGCGGATAGCACAGAGCAAGTTATCTCTGATGCTGCCTCCTATGGACCTGTCGGAACAACTATGGCACTATTAGAAGCTTCAAGTAAATTCTTTAGTGCGATACATAAAAGATTACATAAAACGCAAAAAGATGAATTTAGAATATTAGCACGTATTGATTTTGATTATCTACCTAGACAATATCCTTATGATGTACCATATGAATCTCGTAGTATATTTAAAAAAGATTTTGATGGTCGTATAGATATTCTTCCTGTATCTGATCCTAATATTCCATCTAACGCTCACCGCATGATGATGGCTAATATGGCATTACAGATGGCACAACAATCTCCACCGGGGATGTTTAATCTTGAAGCACTTAATCGTACAATATTAAATGCAGCTAATATGCCTAACATAGATCAGATACTTCCACCAAAGATTGAGCCTCAACAGCTTGATCCTGTATCTGATATTATGGCAGCAACTAAGGGTGTTCCTATTGCAGCTTTTCCGGGTCAGAATCATGATGCACATATTCAAACAAAGATGGCATATTTACAAGATCCACAAAATGGTGCTAATCCAATAATGGAACGTATTGCTCCAATCTTACAAGCTAATATACAAGAACATTCTATTATGAAATATCAAGAGCAAGTAAGTGGTGTAACACAAGAATTAATGCAGCAAGTTCCACCAGAGCAAGCACAGAATCCATCTGTAATAGAAGTAGTAATGGCACAAGCTGCTCAACAAGTTCTTAGTGCAAATCAAGCAATGGGTATGGCTCAATCTCCAGAACAACAACTCGTAGCACTTGAGCAAGCAAAAGTAGAACTTGAAAAACAAAAGCTACAATCTGATACGGCTAGTGATGCAGCAGAATTAGAACTTAAAAATAAAGAGCTTGAAATAAAAGAGACTGCTCAAATTATAGATATGTTAAAAGTTACAGGTCAAGGTAAAATGAAAGAAGAACAGGCTCAACTTAATCGTGAGTCTAAAGAAGCTATTAAAGAAGCAGAGATACAAGCTAAAATACAAATAGAAGAAAGTAAACTAGAACTTGATCAAAGAAAAGAATTAGCTAAATATATGTCAGATATGTTAAAGAAACAAATGGAAGATCAAAAAGAAATAGATCAAACAGCCATTGAAAATATGTTAAAAGTAGCGAATCAACAAATAACGGAGATGAGAAATGATGCAGAAAGGTAAAGGATATCTTGAGAATGTAAAAGAAACTGATACAAGTTTTGGTGACGCATATGCTCAAGATGTAACTGGTGGACGTAATATTCGTTCAGCACTTAATAAATGGGATGATTATTCTTGGAAAGGTGAGGAGAAAGGAACACTTAAATAATAATGGAAATATGGAATGAAATTGTCTTAGAGTTTAATGAAGAAATAGAAAAACTTAGAAATAATCTTGGTGAAGGTATGGCTGAAGATTATTCACACTACAGACAAATAGTTGGCTCTATTGTTGGTATACAGTGGGCTAGAGATAACTTAACTTCAATTTACAAAAAACGTCTACACATGGAGGATGACGAATAACATGCAACAAGTACAAATGGGTGGGGCATTAAAAAATGATTTATGGATTACTGATCCAGAAGAAAAACCTGATCCATCACCACTACCTGATTTACCAGGATATCATGTCCTAGTTCGTCCAGTATCAGTAAAAAGTAAAACTAAAGGTGGTATCTTTATTCCTGACTCAACAAGGGAAGACATGTCATATCTTACCACAGTTGGTCAGGTTCTTGCAATGGGAGATCTAGCATATTGTGAAAAAGATAAGTTTCCAAATGGAGCATGGTGTAGTGTAGGAGACTATGTATGCTATGGAAAACATACTGGAACAAAGCTTTTTTACAAAGGTGTTCGTCTAATACTTTTATTTGATGATCAAATTAGTATGAGAGTGCCTGATCCAAAAGATCTTGATCCTACATTTAATTTAACAAAAGGGTCTGCATGATTTGTGACATTTAACTTTTTATGATATAATAGTAAAAAACGTAATCGTTTAGGTCGTGACTAACGGAGAAAATAATGAGTGATCAAAATGAGGGATGGGACACCATTGAAGTTCCATCAAAAAATGAAGATAGTAAAATAGAATTTGAAGTTGAGGGTGAAGAAGAAAAAAAAGAAGTTCTTGAAACTGTAGAAGAACAACCAAAAGAAGAAGTTGTTGAAGCTGCACCTCAAGAAGAAGTTCAAGAAGAACCTAAAGAATTAGATGGTATTAAAACTAAAGGTGCTGAAAGAAGAATTAGACAACTCGTAAAACAACGTAAAGAACGTGAAGAACAAATTCAAAAATTAATAGCACAAAACGAACAGTTACAAAAAAGTTTAAAAACTAAATCTAATGATTTGGCACAAGTAACAAGTTCAAGTATTAATACGAATGAACAAAATTTAGAAAGAACAGTTGAACTTGCAAGAGCAGCGTATCTTGAAGCTTTTGATTCTGGTGATAAAGATAAAGCTTTAGCTGCACAAGAAGCTTTAACAGAAGCTAAATCAGAATTAAAATCAATACAAAATTGGAAAACTAGATTAGAAAGACAAGTTAAACAAAAAGAACAAGAACAACCACAACAACAGGTTCAACAGCCACAACAACAAACTCAAGCTGTAGACCCAAAAGCTCAAGAGTGGGCTGAAGAAAATGAGTGGTTTGGTAAAGATACAATTAAGACTGCTGCTGCATTAGCACTAGATGCAGAATTAAAAAACGAGGGATATGATCCTAATGATGACGAATTTTATGAAGAAATTGACAAACGGTTGGAAACGGCTTTTGGTCAAACTTCGCAGCGTGTGCAGGATAACACGAAAGAACCTGCTCAAGTGGTATCGGGGAGTTCACGCTCATCTCCGACCTCTAGTAAAAAAGTTAAGCTTTCAAAAGAAGACGTAAGGCTTGCTAATAAATGGGGTATCCCACTTGAACAATATGCCGCTGAGAAAATGAAAGTTACTCAGGCTGACGGTGAATATACTAATATAACATAGCGTGGAGGAAAATATGACACGAAATGAATCACGTACTAAAAGTCAAAGAGAAAATTCAGTGAGAGAAGAACAGTGGACATTTGAAGAGCCTAATGCTCTTGATATTCCTGAAGCTGTACAGCAGAGGTTTGATCAAGAACAAATGGCATTACGTTGGATACGAGTCTCCCTTCAAGGCCAAGATGACTATATTAATGTTGGTAAAAAACAACAAGAAGGTTGGGTGTTCGTTGATCCTGAAGAAGTACCTGAAATGGCTTTATCCTCTGTCGTGAAAGAGGGTGGCAGGTATCATGGCACAGTAAGTCGTGGAGACTTAGCTCTTGCTAAGATACCAGCAGGAAAAGCAAAGGCTAGACAGAAATACTATGAAGATAAAGCTAATAACATGATGGATGCAGTTAATGCACAACTCATGAAAAATTCTGATTCTCGTATGCCTATTTCTAACACTAGCCGTTCTGTTACAACCAGAGGTAGACAACCG